TGGTCGCGGAGTACGGCTCGTTCGACGTGGTGCTGAATCGGCTGTTCGTCGGCGCCTTCCTGCGCGGCGCGTTCTTCGCTGAGCTGGTGCTGGACCGCCGCGGCCGCGTGCCGCTGGACCTCGTGACGCCTGACCCGGTGACGGCGCGCTTCCGGCGCGTGGACGATCCCGACCGCGGGCCGCTGTGGCGCTTGTGCCAGGGGCAGGGCGTGCACATCATCGACTTGAATCGGCCGACGATCATGTACGTGCCCGTCGATCCGCTGCCCGGCTCGCCCTACGGCCGACCGCTGGCCGCGCCGGCGCTGTTCTCCTCGTTGTTCCTGCTCGGCCTGCTGCACGACCTGCGGCGCGTCGTGGCGCAGCAGGGCTATCCGCGCCTCGACCTGGCCGTCTCGCTGGAGCGGCTGATGGCCGCGATGCCGGCCGACCTGGAGGCGGACAGCGAGGCGCTGAAGAACTGGGTCGCCGCGACCATCTCCGAGGTGCAGACGGTGTTCAACGGCTTGCAGCCGGACGATGCCTACATCCACACGGACGTGGTGACGGTCAATCGGCCGGTCGGGGCGGTAGACGCCTCCTCCCTCGGCGGGGTGGACGGGCTCATCAAATCGTTGGAGCGCATGCTGACGCGGGCGCTCAAGACGATGCCGCTGCTCATGGCCGACACGGCCGGGGCCAGCGAGGCGAACGCCAACCGCCAGTGGGAGGTCCACGCGGCCGGCATCAAAAGCCTGCAACACCTGGCGGAGAATCTGCTCTCCCGGCTGCTGACCCTGGCCCTGCAAGCGCAGGGGCTGCCGTCGACGGTCGAGTTTCGCTTTGCCGAGTTGCGCGCGGCGGAGATGCTGCGCGACGCGCAGACGGAGAATCTCCAGATCACGAACGCCCGCGCCAAGTACGACGCCGGCTGGACCTCGCAGGATGAGGCGGCCGAAGCGGTGACGGGCCATGCGGCCGACGTGCCCGAGCCGCGCGTCGCGGCCGAGGGCGGGGCCGGTGGCCTGGGCACGGTCAACCCGGAGCCGGGCAGCAATCGGGCGCGGCGGTCCCTGGTGCGCCGGGTGCGCCTGACGCCGGTCGCTGGCGTGCGGGTGAAGATCATCCCGGAAGGGGCGGCCGAGCCGCTACCCGAAGTGCCGGACGAAGTGGCGCTGACGGACGCGGACGTGCGGCGGGCGATTGACGCCTGGGACGCCCTCATGCCGGCCTATGCCGGGCTGCTCGAAGCGGTCGTGCTCGGGCAGGAGCAGTGGGACGAGCAGGACCGCGCACGGCGCAGCGGGCGGCGCGCCTACGGCGACGAATCGCCGTGGGAATGGGACCAGGCGTCGAAACGGTATCGCAACACGGAGACGGGGCGCTACATGGGCGGCCGGCAGATGCTGCCGCTGCGCGATGAGTTCATCGACGCGCAGAAGGCGGCGGCGGGCGATCTGGCCGACCGGCTGGCCGCGGGTGAGATCACGACGAACCGCTACGTTGAAGAAATGCGCGGGCTCATCAAGACGACCTACATCGACGAGTACGCCCTGGCGCACGGCGGGCGCAACAACATGACGAGCCGGGACTTTGGCATCGTCGGCAATATGTGCCGCGACCAGTATGCCTATCTCAACACGTTCGCCGGGGAGATCAATGCCGGTGACCTGAGCCCGGCGCAGATCCGGGCGCGCGGCCGGCTGTACATCGAGTCGGCGTCGCAGGCTTACGAACGGGCGGCAGCCGAGGTCAGAGGACTGCGCGGGCCGCACGCCTTACCGGCCTATCCCGGCGATCATTCTGCCCAGTGCGGCGCAAACTGCCGCTGCACGTGGGAGTTTCGGGAGACGGAGACCGCCTGGGAATGCACCTGGACATTGCATCCGGCGGAGCATTGTCCGGATTGTCTGGAGATGTCGGTCAAGTGGGCGCCGTACAGCGTACCGAAGTAAATGGGCGGGTGTGTTGGGCCTGTGAGGTGCAGTGTGACGCCGGGCAGGCGTGCTGGTACTGCGGTGCGCCCTGCTCGCGCCCGGAGCCATCCAGTGCTCCGCGGCAAGATCGGCCCGCGCGCCGGTATGATCCGCGGCGCGCCCATCGCCGGGATCTTCGGCAGGGCTGGCCGCGCTAGGTAAGTGGTGAGGTGCGGGATGGCAACATGGCGTGTGGGCGCAGATCGGGATCTGCCGGTTCGCGAAGGCGATTGGGATGGGGATGCGGCGGGCGACAGCATCTTTACCTGGGCGGGCTGGCCGGATGATCCGGATGGCGGTAAGGCGCAGCGCGGTTTCCTGCTGTATGACGCCGACGCGCCGGAACTGAAAGGTTCCTACAAGCTGCCCTTCGCCCAGGTGACGGCTGGCGAATTGAAGGCGGTAACGGGCGGGCTGCGCGCCGCAGCTTCCCGGCTGCCGCAGACGGATGCACCGCAAGAGGTCCTGGAGCGGGCCCGGGCGGTGCTGGATGGCTATTTCGAACGTATGGAGCGTGCCATGACTGACCAGGCGCAGCGGGAACAGGTGTTTGCGCATCCCGCCCGGGTGGCGCAGCTGACCTTCGCCGATGCGCAACGGCTGACCGAACTGGTGCGGGAGCACCATGCTTTTGACCCGGCGGTGCTGGCCGAGCGCTCGCCGTTCTTCTGGCCGGCGGAGATTTCTTCGAACCGGCTGGATTCCTACTTTACGCGCATGGACACATCTTCGCTGCGCAATTATGCGGCCGAGGCTGCGGCGGGCGTGGCGTTTCAGAATTCGCATAACCAGTGGCAGTTGGGGTTTGGCCGTTCGCTGACCGGGAAGTTCGAGGAAGCTGGTGAGCTGGCGCGCGTGCAGGCCGAGTTCTACACGTTTCCGGGGCTCCGGCTGCACGACGTTTCGACGGATGATTTCATCCTCGGCGTGCGGACCGGGCTGATCAAGGATGTTTCGATCGGGTTCTACGGCGGGTCGTTTCGCTGTTCGATCTGTGGTCTGGATATGCTGTCCTGGGAGTGCCCGCACATTCCCGGCATCCACTATCACCCCACGGAGCGCAGCCAGGCGGTCGCTGATGAACTGGCGTTTGCCTGGGTGGACGACGCGCATCTCGCAGAGGTGAGTGCGGTCTACGATGGCGCAACGCCAGGGGCGGCCATTCTCAAGGCGCAACAGGAAGCCGATGGCGGCCGGTTGCGCCCGGAAGTGGCGCGCGTGTTGGAAGCGCGTTACCGCATTCGTTTGCCAGGCGCCACCCGCCAGTGGGCCGGGGCTACGGTGGAACGCAGCGTTCAAGAGGAGGAGGCCATGCCTTCAAATGTGGATGATGGGGCAACTGAGGCAACGAAGGTGCCTACGCTGCCTCAGGTAGAAGAGGTGACGCCGCTGCCGGAGCCGGTGACGGAGTTGCCGGAGGAAATAGAGGAGCTGCGGGCGCTGGCCGACAGCCAAACGGCGCGGGTGCGTGCAGCGGCCGAGGCGCTGGGCGTGCCGGAAGGCGGGGATCTGAGCGCAGCGATCCGCAGCCTGCGCGCCGAGATCGCCCGGTTGCAGCCGTGGGAGGCGCAGGCGCTGCAGGCTGAAGAGCGCGCCAACGGGTATGAACAGCGTATCGCCGAGCTTGCGCCGCTGGCGGAGGACGGCCGGCTGTACCGCGCCGATCTGCTGGCCGAGGCGCTGGCCGAGGGCGTCAGGGCCTACGGTGAGCGGTTCAACGCAGAGATGTACACGGCGCTGCTGCAGGCCGCGCCGTTGGCGGCGGTCAAGCGTATGCGCGACGACTGGCGGCTGGTGGGCGACCAGCTGTTTGCGGGCGGCCGGCTGACGGTGGACCGCCCCGAACAGCCCGCGCCGCCGCGCCAGGGCAAGGGGACGCCCGATGCGGCGTTCGGGGGCTGACGGAGGCAGGAAATGAGCAATCCGCGGGCCGTGGCGTTCACTGATGGCATGTTCGATCAGGTCGCCACGTTCATCATCGACAACTCGACGATCACCTATTCGGTGGCCGAGGTGGGCGGGTCGGCGCAGGTCGGCCTGGCCGTGGCGCTGAGCGCGGCCAAGACGATCGAGCTGGCCGGCGACGGCGAAGAGATCATCGGCAAACTGCTGGGCGTGGAGGCGGACAATACCGCTTCTGTGCAAATCGGCGGTGTGGTCACGCTGCCGGGGGGCAACGGCGCAGCGCTGACACCGGGCAAGAAGATCGTCGGCGCGCTGGATGCGGCCAGCGCCGAGGGGTACATCCGGGAGGCCAACACCGCGACCGCGACCGAGCTGGGCGTCGCGCGCGGCTTCATCATCGACGCGGGCACGACCACGGCGGTCGCGGTGATGCTGTGACCGGGCCGCGAGGGAGTGAGACCATGAGCCAGATCAACACGAAGCCGGGGCCGCAGGATCTCCTGCGCCAGATGAGCCCGGCGCTGTACCGGGAAGCCTACAGCCACGGCATGTCCTTGTCTGCCTGGCTGGAGCAGCAGGACCCGTCGGAGGAGTACCAGGACGGGCTGGATGCGTTCGGCCGCCTGCTGAAGGTCGCCAACATCCGCACCCGCTCGCTGCCCGAGCTGGGCGTGTGGGCCGACACCTTCGAGAAGTTCGTCGAAACCGACAGCGCTCGCATGCTGGTGCCGGAATGGCTGGCGCGGCAGTGGCGGCGCGCGACGCTGGGGCTGTCCAACCGCAGCATCTACACCTCGTCCGACAACATCCCGGGCGGGGTGATGGCGCCCTGGGTGGATGCGGCCGCGCCGCGCGCCACCCAGATCGCCGCCGCCATCCCGCTGGCGCTGCTGGTGGCGATCACCACGCCGATCGACGGCGACGCCTACCGGGCCTACTACCTGACCGACGTGACGGCGCAGGAACGCATGGCCCGCGTGACGGAAGCCGCCGAGCTGCCGCGGGTCAAGCTGACGGGCGGTGACCACGCGATCCGGCTGTACAAGTACGGGCGCGCCATCGAGGCGAGCTACGAGGCGCTGCGCCGGCAGCGGCTGGACCGCGTGGCGCTGCACATCGCCCGGCTGGCGGTGCAGAATGAGGTTGACAAGGTGGCGACGGCCATCGACGTGCTGGTGAACGGTGACGGCAATGACGGCACCGCCGCGACCAGCTACAACCTGACCACACTGGATTCGGCCACCACGGCGGGCAACCCGACCTGGAAGGCGTGGCTGGCCTACGAGATGAAGTTCACCAGCCCGTACACCTGCTCGGTCGCCCTGATGCAGGAAAGCATCGCCCTGCAGCTGCGGCTGCTCAACACGGGTACGGCCAATGCACCGGTGCCGCCGACCAAGTTCAGCATCATCAACCCGGATGGCGGGCTGGTGCGTATCGGCTGGACCTCGGACGCGCCGGCCAACACCATCGTCGGCATCGACACCCGCTTCGCGCTGGAGCGCGTGGTGGAGGTTGGCGCGGACATCCAGGAGATCGAACGCTGGGCGACGCGCCA